CCAGCCGCTGAGCGTGACTGATAGGCTGCTCGGGCAACCACTGCAGTCTGTCGGACATGCCTCCAGTTCACCCTCGCTGCTGGACGCTGGCTCGCTGCTGGACGCTGGCTCGCTGCTGGACGCTGGTTCGCTGCTGGACGCTGGTTCGCTGCTGGACGCTGGCTCGCTGCTGGACGCTGGCTCGCTGCTGGACGCTGGTTCGCTGCTGGACGCTGGTTCGCTGCTGGACGCTGGTTCGCTGCTGGACGCTGGCTCGCTCGATGAAGGCTCGCCGCCGCCGCCACTGCCGGCCGACCCCGACTCGGATGCGGACTCAGAGCCACTGTCGCTGGATCCGCTCGACGATGGCAGGTCAATAGTCTGTTCGTCACAGATGTCTACGATGGCGGTGCAGCCCGACAGATCGCGCTCCACCTGCTGACGATCGAGCGCCAGCAGTTCCAGCACGACATGCTGGCCGGACTCGATGAGCATATAAACCTCGTCGTCGAGCACGCACAAGTCAAGGATGGTGTAGCTGTCGTCCCATTCCCACTTCGTCCACGCGGACTGAATCTTCTGGTTGCTGCTCCAATGGCTCGCGTACACATAGACCAGATTGCACTCGACCGGAACCACGAACACCATGCCGTGATTGGCCGACGCAGCGATCCGGCGAAGCTCCCTTGGAAGCAGGCCGGGGACGTGCGCGGTCGTGTTGATCGCGACGTTCGTGATCCGGCCGTCGTCGTAGTAATACTCCAGCAGCGACCCCGCATCGCGTGAACGGGCGCCAAAGTAGGCCGCGTGCTCCATCAAGGCGGGTTCGATGGACACCGTGTCGTAGGACGTGCTCGGGCTGACCGCGGCTGTCGTCGGCGTCAACGCCTCGGGGGAATTCAGTTCAAACTGCCGGCCAGCCTTCGTGAGAATCAGGAGCGACTGTCGAAACGGCACGATGTAGTCGATCAGCGTCACCTGGTCCGACGACATTGTGATGTCGATCGGGTCGCTGTCGGTCAGATTCAGAGCGTCCTCAATAAAGAAGTTGAAGAAGTCACCGGCCCTGCTGAACACAATGAATTCATCGCCAGCCAACGCCAGCCGGTTGCGATGGAATGCGATATCGGTGATCGGGTGTCCCTCGGTGAACAGCTTCGGCGCCGGGTTCGTCTCGGTCGATCCGCTGAGCCGACTGTTCCACTCCACGACATCCACGCTAAACACAGGCGGGCTGATGCTCGTGCGAACCATCTGCACGGGCATGGTGGTTTCGTCAAGGGCGGTATCTTCCTCGCCGGGTGCTGAGACTGGAAGCCACCGATCGTCGATCGGGTAGGTCGGATCGCCTGCCCCGCTCCCGTCGGTGGCCGTGCCTTGATCCCACCTGAATGGCGGGTTCATGCCGTCGGTCGTCAGGTCACCGCCTGTGTCCGGCGGGTACGTGCCGATGACCTTCGCTCCCACCCCTCGCCACATCGACGCAATGCGGAACACGCCTTCGCTGTCTGTGCCGGGGATCCATGCGATCATCCCATCGTCGCATCCTTCGTCGCGGAGCACCTGCGTCAACTCGACGGCAATGCCGTCCATGTCGATCGCCGGATCGCTGAAGAAGTTAAAGCTGACCTCGAACGCCTGGCATACGCCGACGGTGTCGCAGTCGCTGGCGTCGCTGGCGCCTGGGCTCACCGCCACGTCAGTCAAGTCCCGCCCGTCACTAGCGGACAGTCTGATCTTGTCGTCGTCGATTCTGGTGTCGATCTTATAGAAGCCAGCGGGGACCGTGGCGCTGCCGGCGATCTGGATCTCGTCGCCCGCCTGCCATACATAGGACGCGAACGCACCCGCCTTTGACAGTGTGCGATTGTTACTGTCGGCCACGTCATCGGCGTCGTAGGTAAGCCCCGTGTCGGCCAGCGCCTCTCGCTGGAACCGCACGCGGAAGCCGACCGGGTTGCGGCCTGGCCCGTCCCAGCGATTGTAGGGTTTTCGCCATCCATTGCCGACGCTGGTATCTCGTTGCCAGCTTGCGAAGTTGTTGTTGCCGCCGACGTCGTATTGGTAGAAGCCCGCGGGTCCAGCGCCAGTGTCCGACGTGACGCGATGGTAGGATCCGTCGGCGGGGTTGTGCGTGAGCATCACGTCGTAGTCGCGGTGCGTATCTGATACCTCGTAGTCCACAGACATCGCCACTGTATCTACATTGACGGTGGTGTTGACGATCAGCGTATAGTCAGCCACCGTCACCAGTCGCATCTGATCTGCAGTGGGCGTGTTGGCGGCAAGGTAGTTATTGGCCTCGGTCGTCAGATTGACGGTGCATTCGATCGCCGCCGTACCATTGACGCGATATACCTTGATCCCGCCCTCGCCATAGAGCACTACATACTTCTCCGTGCCGTCGCGATTGATCGGATGGAGGCGGGTGTTGTTGCTCATGAAACCTCAACGCTGGTGATTTCGTAGGTGTAGCCTGTCGTGGCCGGGGTCTCCTGGTCGTAGTCGGTGCCTACTGGCGTTTCGCCGCAGAGCATGAATGCCTTTGCTAGCTGGTTGGTGAGCGTTGGGTAGTTGGGGTGGTTGGGGAACAGCCCGACTTGCCAGACCCATGTTGTCGCCCCAAAGCTGCCCGTGGTGGACAGTTCGACGTAGGCAAGCTGCAGGTAGCAGTCGCCTAGAGCATCCTCGTTGAACGTCTTGGTCCAAATGCATCTGTTGTTGATTCGGACCATGGACATAGTGATTACACAAGGCGATCCATCCGCCACGCCATCGATCAGCGGCTGGATCGTGACGTCCATCTGGTAGGTGCTGACATGGTCGCCTGGCACGCACCCCTGCGGAACAGCCACGCAGTCGCCGCTGCTGGCTGATTCGCTTGCGGCTGATTCGCTGCTGGCTGATTCGCTGCTGGCTGATTCGCTGCTGGCTGATTCGCTGCTGGCTGATTCGCTTGCGGCTGATTCGCTTGTGCTGGCCGGCGAAGAACTGCTGGCCGGCGAAGAACTGCTGGCCGGCGAAGAACTGCTGGCCGGCGTCGGGATGAACTCGCCGGCTGGAAGCTCGGGGATGGCAATGACGTACTCAGTGCCCGGCCGCTTGCTGACACCATCGAACACGTCGAACGCGGCGTTGGTGGCGTCCTCGACTTGATTGACGTGGCGAACGTGTGCCGGCTGTTGACTGATCCCTCCGTATAGGCTCGGCACGGGCAGCTGAATGTTGCCGGCGTAGGGATTTTGCTTCGCCATAGCTTATCGGGGATCCTGCTGTGCGGGCCGAGTGAGCAGCGGCTGGTCGTTGCGGACCATACGGGGATCGGCTCGAGTCGTGTCGCGGTCGGCGGTGATGTCCTGGCGGTCCCGCTCCTGCAGCAGCTGCGAATCCAGCTGTGCGTCGCCACGAATGCGGCGCTGCATGATCACCTTGGCGTCGGCCACGATCAGATCCTTGAGATCAGGTGGGCAATCCTCAAAGTCCAGATTGCGGACGACGTCGAACTCGATCGGGTCCGCGCTGCCCATGTCGGTTGAGCCCTCGAACGTGTCGTACACCACATCGCCGCGCAACACGAATCGGTTGCGATGCCGGCGGTGGCTACCTCGCAGCCAGAGCGTATTAGCCGGGGCAGTGATCAGGTTCCCCGAGCCTGCCGGCGTCAGCTCAATGTTGTAGTCCGTGTTGGATGGGAATCCCTGCGTCAGAATTCGACGCGTCTCTCGGTCCAGCACACGCTCGCCCTGCGCGGCCATCGATGCGCCGCCGGAGTCAAGCGCCGGGTGTGGACGTTCCCCGAGGACTTCGAGGATCTCATTGACGGCTTCCAGCTTGGTCAGGCCGAGTACGGGCATGGTGTATCACTCCTATCGCGAATGGCGAATGTAGTTGTCGTTTCGATTGCCGCGTAGCCTGTTGGCTTCGGCGTTGTTCAGCGTGTTGAAGTCGGATGCGTCGCCGTTCTCCTGCTCGGCTCGAACCTTGGCTCGAATCGCAGCTTCGCGCAGGTCGCGAATGCGAATGTCGTGGTCGCGCCGCCCGCGGCGATCAAGTGGCGGCTGCTGCTCCGCCAGCTGCGTGCTGGCCTCGGCGATGATATACATCTGCGTCGCCGGCGGGATGTCATCCCAGTCCAGCCTCGTGATATAGGTGACGATCAAGTCGTCGTCGAACGTGTCGACGTTGTTCGTCAGATCAAAGAGCACGTCACCGCGGCGAACCACCTTCTTGCGTCGGCTGGTGTCGTCGCTGTCGATGTGCAGCGTGTTGGCTGGAACTTCAATCTGATCCGACCCATTGGGCGAGAGCGTGACTTTGCGGGCAGTATTGAAGTACCACCCGCGAAGCTGGATACGCTGATCTACCTCGTCGATGATTCGCTCGATGATCGCGGCATCGCTGGCCCCGCCTGTGTCGAGCGACAGCACGGGACCGTACCTGCTCGCCACGAGGATCTGATTGACAGCTTCCAGTTTAGTTGGCATGGCTTACTCTGTGGCGCCTTCGGGGCTCTTGAGCTTCCTGATCACGCGGTCCTTGCGGACATTGTCGACAGTGACGCCCATGCCGCCAAGGACGCCCAGCAATCCGATGGCGGTGGCAATCAGCGAGGCCGGGTTGATTGCCCCATTAACCGCCTGCGTCGCCAGTCCGCCGACCGTATCGATCACCGTCCTGCGCATCTCCACCTGTCGCTGCAGGTCATCGGCACGCCTCTGGTATGCGGCGCCAAATCGCTCGGCGTCGGCGTTGAATGTGGCAATCTGCGCCTCGATATCCGCTTCGCGGGCGGCAAAGTCCGCTTCGATGTCGTCGGCCTCCATCTCCAGCACGGCGGCGTCCACTTTGTCGATCTGCGAAATGAGACTGGTGGTGGTTGGCGTGCAAGCCGTGAGCCACACCATCGCCACAATAGCAATCAGCACGCCGGCGACCGCGCCTCGGTTGTGGTCGATCAGTTTCAACAGCTTGTTGAGGTAGTCGTTCATCGTGGTGCTCTTTGGGTTGGTGATGATGATAATGGGATCCTGCGATCAAGGCGATCAAGCGCCCGGTCGTACTCTTGGAACTTGAAGGCTTGCGCCGTCTTGAGCGATGCCATTTGCTCGCGAACGTCAACACTGAATGACCACATCGCCACCATGATCAGCGTGGCCTGGCCGACGATGATTCCAATGATTGTGATCCAGTTTCCAGCGCTCAGGCGTACCACACCCTTTTCCGATGTCGGGACCATGGCTTCGCCCTCCGGCCGTATCAAATGAGAAAAGGCTGCACTCGGCGTCAGCCGAGCGCAGCCGAGAATTAGTCGGCGTCAGCCATCGCGGGTAGCGTGACGTACTCGATCTGCGCCGTCACCGTGCCACTGTCGAGCGTGCCGGCGTCGTCGCCGCCTGTGTCGCAGGCGAACACCGACACCGCCTCGGCAGACGAAACGACAGCCCAGTCAGGCATCGTGGTGATCTTGGTGTTCTTCGCCAGGTCTGCGGTCAGGCCATATTTATCTTCGTCCGTGGCAATGCCCACGCCCACCTTGACGGCGGTAGTGGCGACCACGAGCGCGTCGATGTTCAGTCGGACACCGAGCACGACCGAGTTGGCCGGCAGTGTGATCAGTGCCACGCCAGCCTCGCCGCCGAACTCGATCGTGGCGTCCTTGCGATTAACCTCCAGCATCCCTTGCAGTGCCAGCCCGATGTACGGGTTCGTCTCATCTTCGTTGCGGGCCTCAAGGTCAATCTTGCGACTCGACCCATTGCCAGTCACTCGCAGCGTGTCTCGCGAGCTTTTGTCCTGCCGGCCAGTCGCCTCGGCAGGATCGTTCGTCTCGGCGTCAACTGCCGTCAGCAGGTCGAGCGCGAGTTTCTGTTCTTCGGACATCTGATTACCTCCGTAGAGGGTTGAATGGAACGGGAAACGCCCCCTAAGCGGCCGGCAGGCCGAAGCCCACCGGCCCCCACAGGAGAGTGTTGTTGTGCTTACGAGTCGGTGACGCGAAGTTCGCCAGCACACCAGACAGACAGCGTGCCAAGGCCCACCATCGTCTGAGCCTTCAGGAACGTGGTGTTGCGTCGGACGTCGTCCCACACGGTCGAGCCGATACCAATGCCGATGACGGCGCCGATAGCAGGCTCGCCTTCCTGGGCGCCGCAGAACGCCAAGCCCACAGGCTGGCCCACTGCGCCGTTGTAGGTGAAGTCGCCCTGGTACTTGGTTGGACCAGTGGTGACGTTCGTGGTCGGAAGGTTGTTGGTGACGCGAATCTCGAAGCCTTCGATGATGCCCAGGCGTCGCGTGTGCATGTCATTCATCGAAGACTCGAACCGCTGATCCCAGATGTCCGGGTCTTTGCTCGCCACCCGGCGCAGATACGACGGGATGTAGAGGAATCGGCCGTCCTCGGGCACTTCGTCCTCATCCATCTTCTGTGCGAGATAGGCGATGTCGTCGCGGAACGCAGCGGCGCCCGTGGTAGTGACCGAGTAGGCGTCGGTAATGCCGCTGGCGCCGACGCGCGACACGACGTTGCCGCCATTGTGCATCGTCTGCCCCTGCGACACCAGAGCGGCAGTCCGCGCAGCCGCAACGCCCGTGCGGATCGCCTTGCGGTTGAGATTCTTCGCCAGCCCGCGGCCGAGCTTCATGGCGAACGGCGACATCACATCGAAGTGACTGAGGACCATCTGGTCGATCGGCACGTCGATGTGATTGACGAGCAAGTCGTCGATCGTGATCGTGCCTTCGTCCATCACAATCGTCTTACCAAGCAACTCGTCGCCCGGCGTGTGGTATTCAGGCTCGGGGTCCGGTCCCATGATTGGGAACTGCCACGACTTGCCCTCCTGAATCACCTTCTGCCCGATCACGCGGTTGTCCCCGACAGAGCCGGGAACCCACACGTCGGCCTTTTCCTGAAACGCCTCGATGACCGTGCCCCAAAACATCTTGAGCGCCAGCGCACGGTCGTCGCTGCCATCGCTCAACCAACGCGTCGGATTACTAGACGCCATGGTTTTTAACTCCCTTTAGAGAGTGAACAGAACGCTTCGGCTTCTGCTGTCTCGGGAGGTGTCCTGCTGGTGTGATTGGGCCGGCAGCGAAGCCGGGTGTCCATCGAGCCGCAGGGCTCGCCTACTCAGTCACGAATCCAGGCGACGCAGTCCGTGCCCATTGTGGAGCGGTGCTTGCGTCCCAAACAAATAACGGGGACAGGACTCGAACCTGCAACCTTCGGGTTATGAGGCCGATGATCTACCATTGATCTACCCCGCAATAAAATGAGCCCGGCGCCATGACGCGCCGGGCTCCAACCACCAGACAGTGCAACCAACACCGCCGAAGTATCAATCGTCGTCGTCAGGATCGAACAGCTCATCAGGGTCTGCTGGTTCGGCCGTCTCGATCGCGTCATCGCCAGGCTGGTCGGCCAACTGCGCCTCGAGCTCGGCAATGCGAGCAGCCTGCGCCGCAACAGTCGCCTTGGTTTGAGAGTTCTCGACCGCCAACTCGCCGGGCGACTTGGGACGCATCGACACGTCCAGCTGGCCGAGGGCTTTGTTGAGTGATTCCTGCTCGTTTTGGGCAGAGGCCTTGGTTACCACGCTATTGCCGAAACTATCGACAATCTCGCATGTGGAATCGAAAGGCTCGCCGGGCTTGGTTACGAAGCGATAGCTGCACCGCATCATCTCCAGCTTCTTCGCCTGCTCTTGTGTTACACGGACTTGCTCGGGCACGTTGACGGCTCCTTAGATCATCTGGCGCAACACATCATCGGACGTGTTTGCCACAATTCGCTGAGCGGCCACGTCTCCGTTACGGGCGGCGACCATGATCCGCTTGAACTCTGCTCTGTCTGACGCCGGCAGCCCGGCCGCGCTGGTGCTGGAGTGGGTGCCTTCTATCAGCGGCCGGGCATTTCCGGCCCCGACCGCGCGGCTGTGCTCGGCCTGCAGCTCGGTGAGTGCGCCGGCGTAGAGACTCGGGTCGCCCAGCCGACGATTGATGTCAGCCTTGCGGACGTCGGGC